GTCTATGTCTGCGGAACCTTCATTAAATACTACATGGTCATCATCAAATTCTAAATAGTTTACAACAGCACCATTGCGTTGACCATAAAACACCATTTGAACTTCTTCGTTTCCATTAGAAGCATCTCTAATATTTCCTGACATTGTAAAAAAATCAGTTGCATTACCAGCATCATCATCAGCGGTAAAAATTATTTGGCCAATAACATCACCGTCTGCTGGAGAACCTGAGTCTCTTGCTAATTTTAAATTTGGCCCTGAGCTTCCGTCAGCATCTGTAGATTTTAATGTAAGTGTGTCTGTGTTATCAGCAGTGGTAATAGTAGATGCTCCTGTTACATCAATAGGAACAGAAATATCTATGTCTGCTGTATTTAAAGTCATTAAAGTTGCATCAGCAGTAATCGTACCTGCAGCTATACCAGCTGAGTGCGAATCATCTGCATCAAATAACTTTAAAGTTCCTGTTTCGTTTACTCTTATTTCTGCCATCCTATGCGTCCTCCAATGCTTTTACTTTTGTCTCAAGTGTTTCTATTTTTGCCATAGCTTCTTGCAATGCTTTTACTGCTTTCATATATAAAATAGAATATTTAACACCTTTATAATCTCTAATATCTCCTACATTGCCTTCTCCTTTAATAACTTCAGGACTATCTGCATCAAGTTTTACTTCTGGTTTTACTAAACCGTTCATGCCTGCTGTTTCAAGATCTTGTGCAACAACACCTAATCTCCATAAATCATCACTATCACCTTTGTCTGCTACATCTTCTTTGAGTTTATAGTTTTTAATTTTAAGTGCTTTAATGTCATCCCATTGTGCATTCGCATCTTTTATTTGTTCTTTTATTCTTTCATCAGAAGTAGACCCATAAGAGTTGTCAGCGTTTTGTATATCTCCATCAGAATAAATAATTGCTCTTACTGTTGATTGGTTATTACCTACGCATCTAAAAAAATAACTTGTATTATCGTCAGCAGTAGAAGTAAAATTTATTTGCAGACCAAATACGTTGCCACTAGATAGATTGTTATGAAACAAACCTATTATGTCGTTTTGTGAATCTTTTACTGCAAAAGTAAGACCTGGAGTAGAAGTTCCTTCACCTATAGAAACTCGATCAGTAGCAGCATCAACAAAAAGACAATGTGTATAATTATTAGACTCTATTCTAAAGTCTATGTCTGCTGAACCTTCATTAATAACAATTCCCGCATCTTGAAACTGCATGTAAGAAACACTGGAAGCACCTGTCATCAGATCAAACTCAAGTTTTCCGTCCTCTGCACCATTAGACACATCAGTCATGGCACACGTTATTTGAGCATATTCAACAGATTCATCAGCGTCATTTCTACCTCTAAAAACAACTTTACCAGCCGTATCATTGTCGGCTGGCGAAGCGGATGATCTATCTAAAATTAAATCAGGAGCTGTTTCTGCCCCAGCATTAGTACTTTGAATAACAAAGTTGTCTACAATACCAGAACTTTGAAAAGTTACAGTTCTATTTTCATCTGCCAACATAATTGGTGTTGTACCAACAGTTGAGCCTAAACCAATAAGTAAATCATCTGCAGAGTCGTCCAATGCTATATAAAAGTCCTGTGCATTACCATTAAATAAAATATGCTGGTCAGCCGCAGCTGCACCAGTATTAAGTTCTATTTTATTACTAACTCCGTCTATTTCTATTCCAGCCATTATATTACCACCATATTTCCTGTAACTGTTATTACAGCATTAATTGTTATTGGCCCTGCAACAACTGCACTGCCAACTACTTGATTTTCATCCACCGTAGAATCGTGTTCAGGTATCTGTTCTGATGCAGGCCCTGATCCGATAAATAAAGGACCTCCTACTTCTTCTTGTGCCATAATTACTCCTTATGAACTAATTGTATCAACTAAGCTTATCCAACAATCAAAACCATTTGCTGTTCCACTTTGTGCTTTTACAACATCGCCACTTTGTATAATAACTTTTGACGCACCTTGTATAACTTCAAGAGAAGATGAAGCAGGTACGCTAACACCTTTAATAAGGTATCTAGCATTATCACTGTCACCAGCGTCTGTAATAAATACATCTAGTGTGTCCGTTGTGGTTAGAATGTTTGCAAATCTAAGTCCTACAATAGCATCATCACTGTTTGATGTGTATATTGTGGTAGCTGAATTTGTTATTCTTTTACCATTTGATTCAAAATCTTGAGCCATATCAATAAATTTCTCCTATTTGTTTATACTATAACGCAATCGCCATGGCAACTGCGAATCCTGCAGATGCTCCTCCAGCCGATACAGCTGTACCTCCTATAGTTATAGCATCCGCCTCCAATGTACCATCAAAATAACCATTTTTAAACTGATAACTTGCGCTACCTAAATCTACGTCATCATCAGTAATAGGTAAAATAGCCCCGTCAGTCACTTTAATTTGGTTAGTTGTTCCTCCAGCTGCAAGGTTTATAACCCCACTAGATGCAATTGTAAGATCTGTGCCATCGCCTTCAATTTTCTCACCGTCATCACCAAAAGTCATTCCCACATTAGCCGGAACATTAACATCAGCAGTTGCTGTTAAAGCGATATCTGCACCAGATGTAATAGTTAAATCTGTATTATCTCCTTCAATTTTTTCTCCGGTGCCAAATGTTATTCCAACATTTGCAGGAATAACAACGTCAGCAGTCGCTGTAAGTTTAATGTTATTGCCAGTTACAGTTAAATCAGTTCCGTCACCTTCTATTTTTTCAGCATCATCCCCAAAAGTAATACCAACGTTTGCTGGAACGTTAATATCAGTAGTTGCAGTTAGATTAATGTCTGCGCCTGAATTTAATGTTAAGTCAGTTCCGTCTCCTGATATTTTTTCTCCTGAGTCAGCAAATCTTAATTCTTTGCCAGATGCCATTAAGAAAGCAGAAACATCTCCGTCTATTCTTGCTACCTCTGTAGATGAACCGCCGTCATTAACTTTAAAAATTATATCCTTATTAGATACTTTTGACTCTACAATAACGTCACTTGATGAGTTATGTATGCGTAACATTTCTGTGCCATCATCTTCATAAATAACACCACTACCTGCTGTTCCTGCATCTAATGTAATACCGCCAGCAGATTCAATATTAATTGAGTCTACTGCTGTTCCGTCTGAAACTATATCTAAGTCGCCGTCAGCATTTGATCCAATAGTTAAACCAGAATCTCTAAATTGGATAACCATTGCAGCATTTAAAAGTAATCCTGTATCAGCAACGTGAGTTAAATTAACATCTGCATCAGCACCAAAGTTTAATACTGCAGCGTCTGAATCTAAACTTAAATCATCTCCTACTGCAACATCACCTGAAATGTCTAATTCACCTGCAACTAGTTTAGCGGCTGTTCCACTAAACACCTCTGAAGAGTTACTAGCAGCAGTTAAGAATGTAAATGCTGTTGCACTATCATCAAAACCCATAAACCCGATACGAGCTGCAGAACCATCGTGATATCTAAATTCAACACCTCTATCTTTATTATCATCAGATCCTGGAGCACTATCTCCACCTAGTGTAATGATTGGATCGTCGACCGTCATTGTTGTACTGTTTACAGTTGTCGTTGTACCATTAACTGTTAAATTACCACCAACGACCACCGCACCATTGAATGTAGCTTTACCTGCAGCTGCCATATCAATATCAAGAGCTGTAATTGCAGATGATCCGTCTGTTCCTTTAATTGCAAAGTTTTTATCAGCAACACTTACTGTTAGTTCAACGTCACTAGAATTATTTGCAATATCTAAAATAGATGTACCGCCAGATTTAAATGTTAAGTTATTACCGGCTGCATCTAAAACAATATCTGCTGCTGCATCAACTGTTAGATTGTTTGCAGAAATAACTAAGTCTGTACCATCACCTTCAATTTTTTCACTAGCTCCACCAAATACTATTCCAACATCATTTGGAATGTGAACATCAGAAGTTGCGTTTAAATTAATTTTAGCTCCAGAAGTTACAGTTAGATCTGTACTATCTCCTTCTATTTTTTCGCCACTACCAAATGTAACACCAACGTTTGCAGGAATCACTACATCAGCTGTGGCTGTAAGATTAATATTATTACCACTAATTGTAAGATCAGTTCCATCACCTTCAATTTTCTCACCATCGTCGCCAAATGTCATTCCAATGTTAGCTGGAATATTAATATCTCCGCCTGACCCAACAGTAATTGTTAAGTCAGTTCCGTCTGATTCTATTTTTTCTGCAGTTGCAAAAGTTACACCAACACCTGAAGGAATATTTACATCAGCTGTGGCTGTAAGGTTTATGTTGTTACCACTTACTGTAAGATCAGTGCCGTCACCTTCAATCTTTTCGCCGTCATCACCAAACGTTAAGCCAATATTAGCTGGAAGGTTAACATCACCATTTGAACCAACAGTTATAGATAAGTCAGTTCCATCTGATTCTATCTTTTCAGCAGTTGCAAAAGTAAGTCCAACACCTGAAGGAATGTTTACATCAGCAGTTGCAGTTAAGTTAATATTATTACCGCTAATGGTTAAATCAGTGCCATCGCCTTCTATCTTTTCACCGTCATTGCCAAACGTAACTCCAATGTCTGAAGGTATATTTATGTCTCCACCTGATCCAACACTAATTGAAATATCTGTCCCATCAGATTCTATTTTTTCATTACCTGAACCATCTAGAACAAGGCCGGTATTAGCCGCTAAAACAACATCTGCAGTTGCAGTTAAGTTAATATTGTTTCCAGTTATAGTTAAATCTGTGCCATCGCCTTCTATTTTTTCAGCGTCGTCACCAAACGTTATACCCACATTTGCAGGGACATTAATATCAGTAGTTGCTGTTAAGTTAATGTCAGCTCCTGAGTTTAATGTCAGGTCTGTGCCATTACCTGATATCTTTTCTCCTGAATCAGCAAACCTTAATTCTTTACCAGATGCCATAAGTAATGCAGAAACATCGCCATCAATTCTTGCAACTTCTGTAGAAGATCCGCCATCGTTAACTTTAAATATTATGTCTTTGTCTGATACTTTTGATTCTATAATAACGTCACTACTAGAGTTGTGGATACGCATCATTTCTGTGCCGTCATCTTCATAGACGATACCATTACTGGCCGTACCGGCGTCTAGTGTAATACCACCAGCAGATTCTAAATTAATTGAATCAACAGCTGTACCGTCTGATACAACATCTAAATCTCCATCTGCATTTGAATAAATATATGTTCCTGTGTCTTGGAACATTAACTTTTCAGTGCTGTTCATTAAGACATCGTCAGAGAATTTAAAATAATCCTCGTCTTCCATCCATGTTAAAACACCATCTGCAGCATGACCATCAAACGTTATTTTATAATCAGTGCCATCAGCTCCTGCACCAACAGTTAAATGTCCACTAGCATCAGAATAAAGTGCTTTACTTGCTGGTTGAGTTACAAACACATCTTTAGTACCAGCACTAAAACTTACTGCACTATCACTGTTAGAACTTGAAAGTACTGTTGTTCTTGCAAGTGTGTCCGTCGATGCGTCTGTAACTGTTCCTACCCCTAATTCCCATTCTGTTTCTGTTCTATGAATAATTGCATAATAAGTTGTGTTGCTATTACCAACACCTGCAACAAAAGTTTGAAATCCACTAACAGCTCCATCTAAATTTAAAGTGCCTGTACCTGTAGTGGTCGACGTTTCCCGTACTCTATCGTCTAATACTAATGCCATAATTAACTCGTAAATCCATCTGTTCTACGAACTGCAAGCTCATTATTAATTGATGCCACTGCTTCTTGATAACGTTTTTCATAAATTTGCATCATTTGCGGATTCTTGTCATAAATTGCAGCTTCAATTAAAGAACCATAAAGTAATGCATCATATGCATTTGCTGTTAACCAACTAGTAGTAGAGCTACTAGAAATAGCATCAAATCTTTTTCTATAGTTCATTTCAATTGTAAGTGCCGCACTAGGTGTTGGTGCAACAATTAAATAATCATCATCCCAGTCAGCATAATATTTTGGTGTGCTCGTACTTGTTCTTGTTGGCCAATATTCATTAATAAAACTAACGTCACGATACTCAAGCGCTGTTCTTGCAGAAGCAGATGACAATACTTGAAAAGATATCATACTGATAAGATCAGAAGGCTTTGTTATGTAAGCATCTCCAATTGTTAAGGTAGATGTTTGATGTTTATATAATTCAGGACAATTAACAATTTCACGAGATAAACGAATCTCTGTTGTTTCTATAAACTCATCAGCCTGAGTCGCAAAATCACTGCTATTGTTCTCTGTTAAATCCTTTATATCTTGTACTAGTATTGCATAAGTTTGTGTTGCCATAATTCCTCACTACGATGTAGAAACAGTTACTGTTCCCATTTCAAATTTCATAATTAAATCTTTTATTGGATCTGCAGGTTTTGTACTACCTGATGCAGCTACACTAAATCTTGCTTCTGCACCTCCCCCAATTTTAACATACACTGTGTGTGCTTCTTTTGGTCTTGCATTTTCCAATGCTTGTGCATCAGCAGCAACTGGTCTTGGCTCTAGCTGCGGATGTTTATTTTCGTATTCAGATTTATGAACGAAAGAACCATTCCATTCTTTTACCATTTCTTTATAGGGAAAAGCAACCCCACTTCTATCTGATATAGCTTTTGAATATTTACCTCTAGCTCTTGCCATACAGTGACACTATGCCTCCGTTTGCATATCCTGAACCTAAGCCAATACTTTCTCCAAAACCTTCAGGATTAGCAGTACCTGGCCCAGTTGGAACAGTTGGTCCTAGCCCATAAGTCTGTCCAAAATCTGATGGTAAATATTGTTGTATACTACTTTGAGCTCCCGGATCTAAATAATTAAATAAACCTGGCTGTTGCTGTAATGCATAATACAATTCCATATCATCTTGATTTATGCCATATAAAGGATTTTGTGGATTTATGGAACTTGCCGAACCATATTGTGGTCCCTGAGGAAAACCTCCTTCTCCATACACTGATCCAATTACATCTTGTGCAGACATATAAGATGGTTGGTAAGTTTGCCAAACTGGGGGAGGTCTATTTGCTGCTGCTTCTTCCGCTGCTGCTTGTGCTGCTGCTAATTCTGCTGCTTGTTGTTCTGCGTAAGCTTGCCATCCACCTTCAGGTGTAGTTACAAGGGGTCCGTAAGAAGAAGGTAAATCTAACATTTCAATTTGCTCTGGTGTGTATTGTTGTGATTGTGAAAGATAATCTTCAAAATTTTGATACTGTGGACGTTGTCGTTCTCCTGTTTCGTAATCTCTTCTTAATTGGCCATAAGAACCTAACGCTCTCATTGCGTCTTGATAACTTACATCACGATTAATAATATCTGAAATTGTTGGAGCTTGTAATGGTGTACCAAATTGTCCTGTGTATTCTGCAACGTCACTAAAATCGTCATACACATCTGCATCTTCAAATCCTAAATACCGCGCATACTCTGGGTCAGATAAAACATCAATATGTCGATAATAATTTCTTTCCCCTAATTCACCAAGATGTCTACCATAATCAGACATTCCCATTCCTAACATTTTTTGATAAGAACCAATATCCTGTTGATATGGAAGAGCTGCTATTTGATCCATGTAACTTAAAGGTGCGGATGCTGGAGTTTGAGGAGCAAGTGCAGCTGCAACTTGTGCTTGATTAGCTGCCATCATCTGATTAATGTTTCGTTGTGCAGCTTGTTGAGCTGCAGATAAATTAGTACCATACTGTGATGGTAAAAATGATCCTAGTCCTTGATTACCGTTACTCATATTAATTTGCCAATGGATTTTCTGATCGAGCTATTGCTTCTTCAATTATTATCCCGTTAAATTCTATTGCCTTTGCATTAATTGCAATGTCGCCTCTTAAACTCTCAAGTGCTGCCGCAAGTGAACGAATTGCTTCCATTGATTCTTTATCTCCGTTAACAATACGATCATGTGTATTAGTTAAATCAACAGTTTGATTAACTACAAACTCTTGTTCTTCTATTGCTGATAATCTTGTATTAAATTCTCCCCATGCATAAAAGCCTCCACCAATAGCTCCTATAACACCAATCAGCGCTGCATATGATGATAACTTATTAATTAGATCTGGCATTTAACATCTCCTTCAATTCTATTAAAACCTTAGTTTTCCTGCTGTTGATATCCCGCATTTTCTTCTCATGCTGGACCACAGGATCTTGGCCGACCATATTCGTGACCATAGCAACCTGATCATTATAAATGGTATAAGCGTATGTGTCTAGACTGATTTGATTAAAGAATGCAGGATTTCCGCTTGGTAATTGCTTAGTATCAAACAGTGCTGCATTCATATTAAAATAGCTTGACATATCTGGTTGTTGAGCCACCATTTCTCGACTTACAATTTCATTGATTACATTAAGAGTGGCCGTTGTCTGTTGTACGGTGTTCTTTATCTGTGATTTAATAACATTTTCAATAGCTGCTATTTTAATGTCAAGCTCAGTTTCTAACTCTGGTTCTCCTTGGACATCTTCTGATACAGGATCTGGTTCTTTAGTTGGACTTCCTTCAGCAACTGCGAGCTCAGTTGGCTTCTCGTCTGCTTCTTCTTGTTGGGGATCTTCTGCTGTTTCTTGCGGTTCGTCTGCAATAGGCTCTTCGCTACTGGGTTGTTCTTCAACTTCATCAGGTTCCTCCGTTTGCGGTTTATTGTCAACGGACGCTACTTTCTCCATCGGAGGTTCGTCCATAGGCTCTTCTTCTATTATATCTTCTTCTATCGGTTCTTCAATTATTTCTTCTGCCATTTCCATAGGAGGCTCTTCTTCAAAATATTCTTCAAACATTTCCTCAAACATTTCTTCTGCTATTTCCATGTTAAATTCTTCCATAGGCATTTCTTCAAACATTTCGTCAAACTCTTCTATAAATGCATCGTCTGTAAATACCTCAATGTACATTTCTTCTTCAAAATACATTTCTTCCATTGGTGGAGGCTCATCAAAAAATTCTACTTGCTCAAAGGTAAGAGTTTCTGGAATAAATTCTTCCATGAAAGGTTCTTCGTAATAGTCATCTTGATAGTAATCTTCTTCAAAAAAAAATTCATCAAGTGCTAAATAATTATCCTGTACTTCAAACTCTTCTTCTTCAAAATAATCATCATTGAATGAGTATTCAAAATCCATTTCCTGTGGTATGAATGGTTGCTCTTCATAATACAATTCTTCAAAATATAAATCTTGCATGCCTTGTTCAAACGTATCAAGAAAGGTATCAACTTCAGCTATCTCGTCTTGCGCAGCACAAGTGGGTGGTGTTTTTTCGTAACAATGCGTTACTGTAGTTACTGTTGTAGAGGATAAAGCTTGATAGTTTAGCTTGAGTTCGGGACGTATAATATCCGGTCCGCTGTGGCCATTGTTCCAATTACCAGCAGCATTATCTATATCAAACGAAAATCTTGCAGTAATTGTACCGTGTGTGTTTTCTGAGTTAGGTGCAATAGTTAAAGTGTTAGAGTGTGAATTAAATTGATTATTATGATTAGTAGTATCTTCCAATATTATACTTTGAGTAGTTGTATCAATGCCGTTAGTTGCTGTTTGACGCATCTCAATTGTGCTTTGCCACTGATTCCACCAGCGTACTTGTGCACTTAACGTAGAAGTTAAACCTTGCTGTATTTCTTGTTCAGTTAATAATCCTTGAGAGTTTATTGTAGACTCTGCATACTTACCATCTTTACCGGTAAGATAAATGTTTTCGTTTATATCTGATGAATCAGGAAACATATCACCTTGCCAACTGCCATCATTCCATTGTTGTGATAATAAATTGTCAGTAGTTACAGGATTACCTGTTGTAATAGTTTCTATGACTGTGGTGTCACCTGGATGCGGAGTATCTTCAAGAGTTACAGTCTGACTATTCGCTACCGAGCTGAACAGGATTACCGCTGCCATCAACGATATATGCTTCCTTATCATCCATTGCCTCCGTAATCTTTGCGTCTACCTCTTCCATGTATCTAAGTGCTTTTGTGTATTCTTCGTAATCTGGTCTTTGTTTGTCGTATTTATTCCACTCGTCTTCAGCCTCACTTCCAATTTTTCCATAAAAAGGACATGGAGTTCCGGCGTGAATCATGCTTTGGAAAACGCGGCTATCTTGACAAAGTATAGCGACTGCCGCGACTTTCATGTTAAAGTCAAAAAGTAATTTTGATAATTTCATTCTTTCACAATTCATATCGCGTTTTGTAATACCTATAGATGCACCTATTAAAGGTTTTTGCAATCCGGCAGAAACCCCTACAGTGCAAAGGTCTTGCGACATGGCTGAAATTCCAGGCGCTGATGCTGATGGAACTGTTCTAGTGTCGCCAGTATAAGAATTGTTATTAGTAGTTGAGGTAGTAGTTGTATTAGCTGATGAACCACTTTGATATGTCGTGCTCGAAGTACTTTCGTATCCACCTGTGATAGCGGTATTTGAACCTGTTGAGTTTACCTGATCATTTGTCGTGGCGCCTGTATTTGTAACATCTGCCATTGCATGATTAAACAATGCACCAAATACCCATAACATTACAATGGTAACGCCTACAATAATTAAAACGTTAAATTTCATATTGCCCCTGTAGAATTAGTCCAAATATACCCCATTACTAACAAAAAACAAATTAAATATATTTTAATTTCTAGCACTAGTCCGTTATTTAATAAAAATTCTAACTATAAATTTTATAAACCTTTTAATGTGTCCTAATACAAACTCATTTAAAAACCACCTTACCACACGCATTACAATAAGAATAGGACTGGATAAAACATCAAATACAACAAGAGATACATCTACTCCTGTATCTACTATGTTATCTAAATTAAAATATTTCTTAATTCCCCGTTGGGTTTTCTGTGAGGATTTTGACAATTCTCTTCCTCCCCATGTCCATCTCGACCTCAGCCTCTACCTGTACACACTGCATAAAAATACCATCTTGATCGGGGCCAATATTTTGCATAGCTACCCGCTTGGTCTTCAAACAATCAGCCATTCCTTCAGTCGGCACCGTTTCAATTATGGAACCGTTAGTTATAAGCAATACTGCGAATAGTGTTTCAATCATGAGACACTCCATTTTGTCTTAGTTTATCAATTAGTGTTTCAACATCTATCATACGTTCTTCTATAAATTGTATTTGCATATTTAATTTTGAAATTTCAGGAATCTCTCCATTAACCTGTTGCCGAAGTTCTTCTTGTGTTTTTGACAGCCATTCCACGAGCATGTAGAGCTCGTTTACTTGTGGACTGACCATGGTGCCCTTGGGGACTCCGTCTATAAAATCATTAGCTGCTTCCATGTCTTGTTGCATTAACTGTATATTTGTCTCCACTCGATTTAATCTTTCTTGAATAGAAAAAAAACTCATTGTGCCAATCGCAACTGCTGCGAGAATTGCTAAAAGGTTACGTGCAGGAAGAGAAATTTGCGTCGAGTCTGAGAGTTTCATTTAACAATTCCATCTACGCCTAGCTTGTCTAATTCTAGAGTTAGGATCGTTTTTAGTTTTTTCTGATGATCTTTTTAATTGTCCTGCTGATCGTGCGCAATAAGACTTACGTCTATTTG